GCCTTGATCGGCTGCCAGTACTTGTAGACCAGCAGCGCGCCGATCGCGAGCGCGCCGATGACCAGGCCGACAGGGTTGGCGAGCGCCGCGACGCCGAGCCCACGCAGCGCCGTCGTCACCGACAGGATGCCGACGCGCGCCATGCCAAGGCCCGGCACCATCGCGCGCAGCACGCCCGCGAACGTGCCCATGCTGGGCAGGTACGTGCCCAGCAGCTTCAGGCCCACCACCGCGGTGTTGAACGTGAAGAACGCACCAGCCGCGGCGATCACGGCCGCGGTGAGACGCGGGTATTCGCCGACCAGCTTGCCGAGCACGTTGAGCACCGGCGTGATCACGCCGAACACGTTGACGAACGCCGCGCCCAGCGCGGTCCCGGTGTTTTTCTTGAAGCGATCCCACGCCTGCCCCATCTGCGCGAGTTGCTGGTTCGTGGTTTTGCTGACCTTCTCGAAGTCGCGATCGACCACGCCGCGCGCGTTGAGGGACTTGTCTTTGATGCGCTCGTATTCGGACCAGTTCTGCATCATCGGCCGCAGGAAGTTTTGCACCTGCATGTCGGTGAACATTTCGCCCATCAGCTTGGCGTCGCCGTGGGTGGCCTTCATGATCGCCTTGACGCTGGCCTCGAACGGGTTGCCGCCGGTCTTTTGCGCGTGCTGGATGATCGCGTACAGATCCAGCCCGAAGTTTTGCTTGGCTTTTTGCAGGGTGGTTGGCGACAGGATTTTCGCCATGAAGTTGCGCATGTTGTTGGCGGCCTCGGCCGGGTCGGCCGCGCCCTGCTGCGCGCCGCCCGCGGCCGCGCCGGCCGAGGCGC